CTAACAATCTGGATAATGATCCAACTAAAATTTACCGTAAACTATATGATGGTCTGTACGAACTTCTCCAACCTAATTCTGTTCCTCAATTGGTCTTACACTTGGCTAAGTATCAACATCAGGCAGCGTTTGTTGCGGACCATGAAATCAACATGATTGCCTGTCTAACAGAAATTATGGTAGATTGTGAGTTTAAGTAATGCCAGACTTATTCAAAGAAATAGTTCCATCTATTCTTCAAACCAAGAAGAATGTATTTGACGGTGATTATAAAGACTACAAAGCCTTTATGGTCAACCGTGCTCTGTCCTATCACATGGATTGTGTTCTATATGCAAATGAAATGAACATACGTCCAGGTCTTGATTCTGACATGCAATATCAGTATCTTCTAAATACAATCAGGTCTGTAAAACGGAAGTTTCAACCGTGGCAGAAAACAGAGGTCCTGAAAGATTTAGAATGTGTGAAAGTGTATTTTGGTTATTCAAATGAAAAGGCCAAAGACGCATTACGTATTCTCAATGAAGACCAAATCGCTGAAATAAGAGCAAAAACAAATATAGGCGGAGTGAATAATAATGATAGGAATACAAGACTTAGTTGAGGTAACACTAGTAGAAGCTGATGATTTTTTGAAGGTACGTGAAACTTTAACTAGAATAGGTGTCGCATCCAAAAAAGACAAAACACTATACCAATCGTGCCATATTTTGCACAAGCAAGGTAAGTATTACATTGTCCATTTCAAAGAATTGTTTGCATTAGATGGCAAACCAACAGACTTAACAGAGAATGATTTATCTCGTAGGAATGCCATTGCTAAGCTTCTACAAGATTGGGGTTTAATTAAAGTTGTTATACCTACTCAAATTGAAACACCAGTTCCTATCTTTATCAGTCAAATAAAGATAATCTCACACAAAGAGAAGAATGAGTGGCAATTAGTACCGAAATATAACATCGGTTCTAAGAAAAAACCTTGACAATTAGTATAAATACTGATAGTATTGGCCCACCTTAGGGCTGTTTGACGTTCACGGTTAAAGGCGTCCGAGAGATTTCACTACCACTCGTTAGTTGGTCCAGTATAAAGTAAGCTGGAAAACGATATGCCTTCGGGGTATCAAATTTTATTAACTCGCTTATTAAGGAGAACTTATGACATACATTAAAGATATGTTGGGTAATGACTTTTTTACCAAATTTCAACCATTCACAATTGGTTTCGATGATACCGTAAGACTACTATCTCAAACAGTAGAACAGGCTCAAAAGGCCACGGGGTATCCACCATACAATATCAAACAAGTCAAAGAAAACAAATACGTCATCGAGATGGCGGTTGCTGGCTTTGCCAAATCTGATATTGAAGTTACTTTAGAAGGTAACAAATTGGTTATCAAGGGTGCTACCAAAGATAATGAAGGTGAAAACTATCTATATCAAGGTATTGCCAATCGTGCATTTGAAAGAACTTTTACATTAAATGATAAAATTGAAATCAAAGATGCCGAGATGGTTAATGGTATGTTGAGAGTTTGGTTGGAAAATATGGTCAAAACACAGGATGCTATCAAGAAAATTGGTATCAAATCTAAAGATGAATAATTGGTGGCCTGTTTCCGATGAAGAATGGGAACGCTTAAATTATCCAGAAAAATTTAAGTAATCTCTAGGGGGCTTGACAAGTCCCCTTCTCTATGATACAATCATTTCATTATGAAAAAAGTTGTGGAAAAACCAATCAAGTTACGAAGCCGAGTGAACCCTACGGAGTTCTTTTGGACTTATTCGTCTTGGGATTCTAACTTTGTTGACGGTGTGGAATTTCTACCCGTTGCAAGGTTTGATCCTTCAGATAATCGTATTCATCAATTACATTATGTTCGTAAAGACTCTTTGGAGAAAGTGAAAAATGGCTAAAAAATTATATCTGGTTGAAACTGTATCAATGTTTCGTATGCGTTATGTGATTGAAGCAGATGAAGAAAGCCATGCTTTAGATGAAGTAACAATTCACGCTACTGGTGGTGAAGAACTTGAGGAGTTTTCACAGAAACATTTGGATGAAGTGATTGTATCCTCACAAGAAATTTCTGATGAGAAATACATGAAATTATTTGATGAAGATAACCATTATTTGTCCAGGTGGACCGATGATGAAAAGCGTAAGTATATCAATAAAATTGATTACAATAAATAAATTCTCTGGCGTTAGTTCAATGGATAGAACAGTAACCTTCTAAGTTATCAATAGGGGTTCGATTCCCTTACGCCGGACCAAACAAAGGAAAATTATGAGTGTAACTATTAAAAATTTAGAAAGTGCATTGGCAGGTGAGTCACAGGCACATATCAAGTATAGGTATTTTGCCAAGATTGCTCGTGAAGAAGGTTATGAAGATGTTGCAAAACATTTTGAAGAAACTGCTGACCAAGAAATCAAACATGCATGGGGTCATTTAGAATTATTGCTTGGTAAACCAAACACCAAAGAATGTTTACAAATGGCAATTGATGGTGAAACATATGAATATACTCAAATGTATCCAACAATGATGAACGAAGCGATTGTTGAAGATAATCAACAAGCAGCTTTAGAAGCTCAACATCAAATTGATGAGAGTAAAGAACACGCAAAACAATTCCGTGCAGTTCTACAAAAAGCAGAGAAGCGTTTTGCTGCTTTGAAGAAGGTTGAAGAACGTCATGCTAATGCTTATAAAGTTGTATTGGAGAAACTATAATGGAACACGTATGCGTTGTTTGTGGCCATGTCCACGATGAAGAAACTGAAGGTAAATGGGAAGAATTGTCTGAAGACTTTACATGTCCCGAATGTGGCGTAGGTAAAGAAGATTACGAATTGATTTAAGGGATTACGACCGTAGCATAGAGGTAGTGCCGAGAACTCATAATTCTTACGGGGTTGGTTCGAATCCAACCGGTCGTACCATATATTATGAAACAAAAATTTATTGACGCTTACATGGATGTTGCAAAGAGATTTGCAGAATTATCCACAGCAAAACGATTGCAGGTTGGTGCTATCATTGTAAAAGATGATAGGATCATTTCAATTGGTTATAATGGAATGCCATCAGGTTGGACAAATGAATGTGAAAATGAAGTTTGGAATGCCTATGGTCGTGCTGAATTGGTAACAAAGACTGAAGTTATTCATGCCGAAGCCAATGCTATTGCCAAACTTGCCAAATCTCCTGAGTCTGGAACTGGTGCCACAATGTTCCTAACTCACGCCCCTTGCATCCATTGTGCAAAGCAGATATTCACTGCAGGCATCACAAAAGTTGTTTATGGAGAAGATTACCGAGACAAAGACGGTGTTGCTTTTTTACAACAGTGTTCGGTAGAGGTTGACAAACACTCTAAATAGGCGTATAATCCTCATTTTGAAGGAGTGCCTATGTCTATTAAGATTGTTGGAAGTCCAGATAAAGATTTCACACCCTATATCCATAGGGCTGGAAAATTCTTCTCTGATAGTTTGTTAACCAAACAAATGCAGGATTATACAACCATAATTGTGAAATTTAATAAAAAATTACAAGATTATGGTTCAGCAGGTGTTGAAGGATATAATTCTAGGAATATGCCTAGAGAATTTTTAATTGAAATAAACCCACACATTGGTGCTTATAACATATTAAAAACCTTGGCACATGAGATGGTTCACGTTAGGCAATTTGCCTATGGTCACACCAATGAAACATTGAGTAAGTGGCACGACCTAAAGATTGATTCGGATGACCTAGATTATTGGGATCATCCTTGGGAAATAGAAGCTCACGGCATGGAAGCAGGTTTATTAACTAAATTTGCCGTACAAGAAAGACTGTGGGAAGTTTTGGCTGAGTTTAGAAACCCAGCAGAACCTGTTAGAAAACAAAAAATAAAATGGAAGAATGTAGGTTGAAAGAAAATTTTGCCTATATACAAGTATTAAGTAAAAGGAATTATGTTGTTTAATTTGTCCAAACCCTCAATGTTAGCCTATGCATGTCGCACGCCATTTATTGGTAGCGATAATCAATCATGGGAACATGGCACGGGGGTTGTGGAGTAAGTTAAAGACTAAAATCTAAAACTAAAGTTCACAAACCCCACCCTAAAAAAGTGGGGTTTTTTGTTGTTTCCATACAACAAAAGTGTTGACAAAGACCATCGAGTCTGTTACACTCCAACCTGTTCATTAAAAATTAAGTGTAGTTATACCCCCTTCGCCAAGTTGGTAAGGCATCGGATTTTGATTCCGACATTCGGTGGTTCGAGTCCATCAGGGGGTGCCATATAAAAACACATTCGCAACCACATGGGAGTGAGATATCCTCGGGGAGTGTGTTTCTATACGGCAATGGAAGATAATGCAGCTGGGTAGGCCGGCGACCAGCCTTGAAAACTGGGTTCTGAGAAATCGGATGGGGTTCGACTCCTCTATCTTCCGCCAATATTAAGGAGATTATTATGCCAGGTGTATTTCTTGTAAGTGACACACACTTCGGTCACGCTGGGGTGTGTCGTTTCACTGGTAAAGATGGTGTTACAAAGCTTAGACCATGGACTGATCCTGATGAGATGGATGAAGAAATGGTCAGGCGTTGGAACGAAAGAGTAAGACCAAACGATAAAGTTTATCATCTTGGTGATGTGGTGATTAATCGTAAAGCTCTTAAAATTATGAATAGGCTTAACGGAGATAAAGTTCTTATTCGTGGTAACCATGATATCTTTAGAGATGATGATTACCGCCAATACTTTAGAGAGCTTCGTGCTTATCATGTTATGAGAGGTATGATTCTTAGCCACATTCCACTTCATACAGATAGTATCGGTCGTTTTGGTACCAACATCCACGGTCATACCCATGACAGGCGTGTAATGATTGGTGATGAAATCGATATTAGATATCATTGTGTATGTGTGGAACAAACAGACTATACTCCTATTCTTTTTGAAGATGTTGTAAAACGGATTCAAGCAGAAGGTGGTGAAGTTGATTTCAGACAGCATGGAAATAGAGCCATGTAAGGTTAGGTGGCAGAGCGGCCCAATGCATCGGATTGCAAATCCGTAAAACCGTCGGTTCAAATCCGACCCTAACCTCCAACGTCTTCATCATGTTCTATTAAAGTGTCTAGGTCAAAATCTCCATAGTGGTAATCATCTAAGATTTCTAACATGAGATTCATAACTGTGATGTTGTTTTGAAAATTTAGTAGCTCGTTTTCTCTTTGTTTGAGTTTCATTCTGGTGAAAGTTTTTATAATATTTTCACCTTCTTTTTTAATCCTAATTTTTTTAAGTATAATTTTAAGTTTTCTAATGAATTCATTACATAACTGAATATCACCTTCAGTATTTCTTAGTGCTTGTCTAATATCGTTTTTCATTTTCAATATCAGGTCATCAAATTCAGGATTAATCTGTTGAGTAAAATGAGAAACCATATTAGAGAGTCGCTCTAAAGCTTGAGTTCTTATCGTAACATCTTCGTAGTATTTTCCAGTTTCATCGTATTCTTTTCTACGATTTGGATTGCTCAAGACTTCATAAGCAAGTTTGATTCTTTTGAATCTTTCTTCATCACCACCTTTATCGGGGTGATGCTTTTGAGCCATTGACCTATACTTTTGTTTTATTTCTTCATCAGTACAATTTGGTGTTAGCTCTAATTCATCATATAAGTTCATTTGGACCTCTTGGAGTATCAAGTATTTATTGTGTTGTTTTGATACAACATGTTGCTAAAATACAACAAGATTCCTGTTGACAAATCCTGTGGTCCTGATACAATGGACTCATGTTCAGTTGATGAGGAATTAAATGATAACAGAAAAAGAAATCAAGTTCTTAAAAGATTTTGGATATAAAGTTTTTGAAGTGACAGGATGGAAAAACGGAACACATTGCTTTGACTATACAGGAAATGCAAAAGGTATCCGTAAAATTTGTCCTGCTTACACTCCACACAAAGGAGAAACAAAAGCTTGGGAAGCAGTTCTAAAATTTCATAAAGAAAATGTTGGTTCTGTTGTTTAATTACAACAA